TATCCTCTCTATATTTTTTTCTTTGTTGTTGTATTTTAATATTATTCTTAGCAGTATATTTTGCTCTTATATGTTTTTGACAATCTTTACAATTATATCACCTTCAATTAGGTCTTCTATTATCTTTTATAAAGTCTTCTAGTTTTTTATTTACCTTACATTTTGTACATATTTTTCCCATATTTTTTAAAAACAAAAAAACCAACTCATTTAGTGGAATGAATTAGTTTTTAACTAAGTATAAATACTTACTCCACTAATTGTAAGGATTTATACAGAGAGTATACTGATAAATTTAAAAAAGTAAAATAAAAAAGAGAGATAATTAAATCTCTCTTAATTTTTAGCTTTATAAAGCGATTATGCTTCAGCAGCTTGTGATACGATTTGTAAATCATAAATTCTCTCAGCCCCCTCAGAAAAAGTCTTAATTCAATATCTAGCCCAAGTCATATATCTTACTCCAAGTTGTTTTTGAACATCTTGTACTTTAAGAGATACTTCTTTTTGCATTACTAAATTAATTGCTCCTCTTTCCATAATTAAATTATGAATAGTAACAGCTTGAAAATCATTAGCAGCAGCAGTCATAGAAGTAGAAGCTACTTTGTAACCTCTTTTAGATTCAATTAATACTTGATCAGTACCATCAGTTGCAGTAATTCATTCCATTTTAGATCTATCAGCAGTAGATAATTCTACATATTTAGTTCATGGAGTAGTCCCATTAATCGCAGCAACTAAATTTGTAGCCGATTCATCAGCAGTACCACCAATATCTACATCTCAAGCAAGAGCAGGAGAAGCAACATATGTAAATACTACACCATTAACAGTAACGGTATTAGTAGCAGTTGGATTAGTAGCTAAATCTAAAACATAGTCAGCAGTTAGATTTGTAGAAACAACTATAGCCATATTTTGAAAATCCCCTCTGTAACCTTTTTTAAATGAAGCATCAGCTACTTTAAAAGTATTACCCAAAGAAGCTACCCCTATTGTAGATAATTGAAAAGGATCAATAACAGCAACAATGTTTGAACTATCCACACCATCATTTACTAATTGTGCGAAAGTATTACCATAAGTTTCTACAGTATTACCTGAAGCACCAGTAGTTAAAGTAATTGGAGCAGCAGAAGCATTATTAGCATTAGAATATTCGTTAAAGAAGTTACCTTCAATATCTTGTTTAATTCTATAAGCTGCTTTTGGAGCAGCAGATGCAACAACATCATAACCATTATCAAGATTATCAACATCATCATAAACAAAAGTTACAATAGGAGTTTGATTAATTACTAATTGTTCATTAGAAAAATTTAAGTCTTGATCTGTAACATCTGTATATTTTTCGTACGATTGTACATTTTGAAATTCTGGTCTTGGAAAGTTAATAGTATTCCCATCAGGCATATTAGCCATAAGAGTAGTATTAGCTAAATCCATAGCTACTAGAGTATCTTCTAGTAATGCTTGAACCAATTTCGTATATTTCTGTTTATTTAAAACAGATACTGAATTAGCCATAATAATATGTATTAAAATTTAAAGTTATTTGGTTTTAATACTACTATTTTCCTATCTAATTTTTCCTTTAAGTCTTTGGTATTCCAAATACTTGTCATTAGGAAGCTTTAAAGCCTCTTCATCAGTTAAATCAGCGAGTTTTTTCCTTACTTTAACATTAGAGCTTTTAGAACTAAAATCATTGCTAGAACTAGACTCTGTAGGAATTTTAGCTTTTACTAAAGTAAGCGCATCTTCAAAAGACATGTTTGGATATTCGTCTAAGGTAGCTTCCATTTGATTTTTATATTCTTTAGCTTCAGGATTTTCTATAGTGAAAAACCTAAACTCTGTCTTATCAAAACCAGTAGAATCATCCTCAAATTCATCTTCCTCATCTTCTCAATCACTATCGTTATTAACTAATTTAGCTTTTAAGTCAGCGATTTCTTTATCTTTAGCTTTCATAGCTTTAGACATCTTTTTCCAATTACTTTTTTTACCTTTAGTAGAGGATGTATTTTCCTCGTCTTCATTTTTAACTTTCGTAGAGGTAGAAGATTCTTCCTCATTAGTTTCTACTATAGTTTCGTCTTGATCAGCAGACTCATCTATTAGTTCAAAATCTAATTCTGACATAATTTAATATGTTAATGTTAAGGCCATTTAAGGCTTAGGGTTAAAACCTAAATGGTTGTTATAACGATAATCTCTAGGTTATAACAACTATTAAATTTTAATCTTGTTTTTCTTCTTGAGTTGGGGCCTCCTCATAAACTGACTCTTCTTTTTCTTCTTGTTTTTCTAATGCAGCTATCATTCAATCTAATTGTGTTTGAAAATATCTGTTATCTTGTACCTCACATCTAAGTAAATCAATTTTATCAAATATTTGAGAACTATTTGTTATTCAATATTGATCTCTTATCCCTAGTGTAAGAAATTCTTCTGTTTTGTCAATTTGTGCTTGTAAATCTTCTCTTAAAATAAGAGCTCATTCTCATGTATCTTTTATCTCTTCTAATCTATTTCTATTAAATACCATTCTTTGTGCATTCACATCATGATTAGAATAAATACAATCATTTTGCTCTGTTGGTATTCAATCCTTATATAATTCTAATATCTTAGATTGTTTAGTCTCTTGTCTATTTTTGCATTTAGTAAGAATATCTTGAAATTCTTTAGATTCGTTATATTTTCTTAATTCTGTAATTTTAGCCATTTTTATTGATTAGATATTAAACTAGAACTTTCATTAGCTATTTGACTCATTCATTGTGCTCATACATTATTTTGTACTGATTCTGAAACCTCAGTCATTTGTTGTTCCTTATCTCAGCCTTGTGCTTTATATAAATCTAATAAAGATTGTCTATAAACCATTGTGTTCAATTCTTGTGGAGCAGCTTTTATAGCAATTAAATGTGTTAATGGATCATAATCAGATTTAACTTCAACAAATTCTCAATAAGTTAATGCCTCTACATTTTCAATAGCTATTATCTCTTGTGGAGTTAATGGTATTTCTATCTCTACTTGTGCCTCAGGGATTCATGAACTTGTAAGAAATCTTCTATATGAATAATTCTGTGCAGCCTTAGGTCTTTCTAATGTTTGTAGTAATGGTAGAGTATTTGCATAAGCTACTCTCTCTTTATCTTTTCTTTTATCTAATTCAGCAACAGTTATAACTTGTATTCTAACAAATTTCTCTGATAAGAAATCTTTTCTTTTTAATTCTCTAGGAATTATTCAAAATCAAGTATTAAAATTAACTATTTTTGTATCTCAATCAGTAAATTTTTCTAAATATCATCTTAACCATAAATTTAATAATTGCTTCTCTCCCCAACTCTCTACCTTAGAAGATAAAGCTAAATTTACATCAGTATTTGATTGGATTAATTCATTAGTTCATACACCCTCTCTTCTTTCAGTAGTAGAACCTTGTGCTATCTTCCCTACAGAAGTAGATGCCTCTACTTGTCTATCTAAACTATCATCTACTATATATGAATTATCAGCTCTAAAATCTCTTTGAATTGGAGTAACAGCGTTATTTAAACTCTCTCATTCTAATGGATTAGCTGCTACTAATTTATTAAATCAGAAATTTAAGTCTTCTTTATTCTTAATTAACCTAGTATTGTACATATACATAGGATAAAGCTCAGCCATTGATTTATCTAATCTTAAATTAGCCATCAGCGCCTTAACCCTCTGAACATCACTTATAAATGTAGCAATTCTATCTCCAAACGGATTACTAGTTCTTGGTTTCCGATATGTGAATGCAAATGGAAATGGTATTAATTGATTATCTTTTTTCTCTTTATTATCTATCGTTTTTAATAATTCTCAGTCTACAATAGTTTTTTGTTCATTCCCCATTGTAAACATAGCCTTTACAGTAGCTTTTGGTCATACAAATATTCAAAAATGTGTATAAATTTTGAAATTTGGATTATCTGAATTTCCTTGTTTATACGATGTGTTTAAATCTGAATTAACCTGGTCATCCGATCTACTTCTATCACTTCATCTAAAATCTCATGTACTTGGATTTAATTGCTCTATAATCTTATCACTATATCATAAATTTTCTAAATCTGTTTTAAACATTTGTTTGTCAAAACCTGTATATGAATAATTTCCATTCACATAATCCCCATCAGGGTCAGGAATCCAATTTCTAGGATCAACAGTTTCAAATTTAGGACTCTTAGTAATTCCACACCATCAAATTTTTGCAACTATACCAACTCAATAGAAAAATTTATCCCAATCTCTTTGGTATTTTAATATTTCAATATCTTGTTCGTTAAAATCTTCCTCTAAAGTAGCATTTAAATTTTTCACTATATAATCTCTACCTATTTTTGTAGAAATAAATTTTGACTGAGGTCTGTCTACATAACTTCTAGCCATTAATGCAGAATGCACATTGAAAAGAGTAGTATCTCAAATCTTATCCTTATTCTTTTTTTGATTATTAAATAATCTCATATCTGTTTCAAAAATTTCTCTTTTTTTTGTAACAAATCTATATCATCTCTCGTATTCTGAAGATATTTGTGATATAATATCCTCCTTCTTTAATCAAGTTGCTTTTAAAATATCTTTTAACATAAATAGCTTTTTTATGTACTAATATAATTATATTAATCTAATATACAGATAAATCAAGTTCTTTTTTCTCCTCTTCTTCTCATTCTATTAAAAACTTCAATAATTCATCTTGATCTATTTCTTTTTGAGATTTTGAGTTGATAATATCTTCTTCAGAAATATTTCCATTTGAATGTTCCTTTATAAGATAATACATTCTCATTGAAATCATGTCAGCAAGGTCAGGCGAGTGTCATAGCTCTTCTTTCATATCACTCTTTGGTACTATCTGTAACTTACTATCATTCACAACATCTTTCTCTTTCACAGTTAATAATTCTTCTATTATCTGCTCTTTTTTATCATTATCTGTAGTAATAGTAATTAATGACATATATTTCTGAAGATAATAGAATGCTTGTGTCCTTAAATTAGCATAATTCCTCTTTTTGTATTTCAATAACTTAGCCGAATACGGATGAATAGCCTGAGTATTACCAATAAATCATTTACAACCTAACATATCAACTAATCCTCATCAAACACCAATTTCATCTATTAATATATTATCTATAGGGACAGCAAATTTAGCCTGCAAAGTCTCTATCTTATTAGCCTGGGTTACTAAGTCAGCCTTAGGAATAGTAATAATATCTTTTAAATGTAATCATTCAAAATATCAAATCTCAGTACCATCTTTACCTAACCTCGCAGCATCCACAATTAAAAACGGAGTTGTATCACCCTGATATTCCCTCGTGAACATACCTTCTATAGTATTTGAATCATATAATATATTAGGAGAGTCATCAAAATCAAAGTTACCATACAATAATCTCTGCTTTCTTATAGAACTATCAGGTAATCTCTCTAATCTCTCTATATATTTAATATCTACCCATGGATTATCCCCAACCTTAGATGGTATAAATTCCATATAAGAAGGTAATTGCTCCTGTTTCCATGGACGATAAAATTCTGACCTAGTAAAATTAGTTCCTGGATTACATCCTGTAAATGTACAACCTTTAAAATTCCATGAATATGTGTGAATAAGTTTGTTCTTTATTATTTCCGATTTCATTAATTTGTACGGAATTCTAAGCATCTCTTTCCTCACAATATAACATATCCTTCCTCAATCTAAAATTTCCTCTAAAATATCATCCTTATTAAGTGTACACTCCTTCTCGTCCCTAACAGTCTGACCTACTATCTTAAACTCAACCTCCCATCATGGTTGTATTTGCTCCTCAGTATAATCCTTATACTCTATAGGTACTTCTGTTTGAAAACTACCATCCAATTCACTCAACCTACCTGATAATACCTCCCTAACCTTATTTGACATTTGTTGCCCCTCATCTAAAAAACCACCACTATATCAATATGATCATATCCTATCAAACTCAGGATCTCATGGCTCTAAATTAACCTGTATTACATACAACTTACTCTTATTAATAAATTCTATATGTCTCTCATCCCTAATCTTATCTCTATAACTCTTCTCGTCATATCAAAATCTCCTAATAACATTATAAAATGTATTAAGTGTAGTCGCCTTTAAATCAGCAAGCACAGTTCTAGCTAATAACCAAGAACTGCCAGGAAATGCAGATAAACATATAGCTAATATCATACCTATAGTCTCACTCTTTCATCATCTTGCCGCACCACCGAAAAGTATATCCTCAGTCTCGTCATTAAAAAAACATTGAATCGCCTTAAATTGTTTCTCTGATGCTAGTAGTGTATTTTTAACCATTATTATTAACTATGTTAATTGTTATATTTGCAGGTATTAATTGTGTATTCTTATCATCATCCAATCCTAATAGTTTTAAATTACTTTTAAAAGCAGAATCCTTAGCACTAACTATATCTGTTATCCTAAGTGATCAATCTTGATACTCTAATCTCTCTATTAAATTTTCATCAGCTAATTTAATAATTCTCTCATTCTGCTTAATAGTATATAACTCAGATGAAGTATCTTCTATAAGTGAAATGTCCGTGGGGTCGTCTTGAAATGAATCAAGAAATTGCTGAGCCTCCTGTTCTGTTAATGTCTCTTGATTAGTCATAGGTTGTGAAGTTAATATAGGTTAGAGATTACTTTCTTTTCCAATAATGTCAATATGCCCCCTATTGGATTCATGATTTTGTGGGGTTAGATGGTAACAACCATAGCCATCAATATGCAACTCATCATTTTTTAGCTGCTCTTGATATATGTGATCTATTTCAATTAAAGTGTTGTGCAGCTAAGTTGGCTGATTGCCATACCTTAATAGTCTCCCTTCATTTAAATCACATCTTTTGTTGATGTATCTCTTTACTCTTAGGATGGTCTTTTCAAGTTTTCTTATATAAATAACAATCCTTTCATTTCTTAGCCCTTACAAGTCAAGTCTTCCAAGCATGTTTAATATTATCCTTATGTGTAACATATTCTAAATTTTCTAAAGTATTATTAGCTTTAATACCATCTATATGATTAACCTGGAATCAATCCTTAGGCTTTCATTTAAAAACCTCCATTACTATCCTATGTATAAGATAAGAATGCCTCTTCCCAAATAATCTAAACTGATATATGAAATATCAACTGGTTTGTGGATGAATATTCTCAATAATATATGATTTAGAAGTTTTGTGTGATCTAAGTCTTCAAAGGTTTGAAACATGGAACATCGCCTCTGTAGTTCATGGTATAAGAAATCTTTTCCAAGGTTTCCAAATTTCTTGCTGGTTATCCATTTTTTAAGGGATTAAGTTGTAAACATAAAGATATTATAATGATTATGTGAAAAAAGCAAGTTTTTATTTAAGTTTTATGTAGACAAAGTTGAAATTGGAAAAAATGCATGGAAGGTATAGTTACAATTATTTCACACTTTAATTTTAAACTCCCCCTGGGGGGTCTTCAATTTTAAATGTATACATAATAGTTAAGTGTTGTATTGCAAATAATGTTTGTTATGTAATATATTATATAGGTTGTTTATGGCTTTAAATAGATAAAGTATATAAATATAATAACATAGATCTAAAAATATGTGTTTTTTGGTCTCAAATATGAGTAATTTATATACCTTTTTATATACCTTGTTGTTTACATTTTTTTTACAGCTATGTAAACAAATATAGATATAAAAGGGCTATTTCAAGCCTTTTTTGATTAACTTTGTTTACATATTCTAATTAATTTCATTTTTTTTTTAAAAAGAGAGGTAATATATATGTTTTTATGCTTAATG